CGCGGCTTCCACGTCGCCCGCATCAAGCGCCGCTTGCAGCTCTTGCCCAAGGTCGTATGCGTGGCGGATCATCCCGCTAAGGGCCTCGGCCAGGACCGGGAATTCGCCGCTCAAAAGCTTCAGGTCGCCGGTCATCACCATAGTGCCCCGGCCGATGCCCTCCTGAAACTGTTCGAAGCCAAGGCGCATTTGCTCTAGGCGCTCGAGGGCATCACTTTGCGCAAGGACTTGCTCTAGCTCTTGCCAACCGCCCGCAATGGCGGCCGCCGCTTCCACCGTGCCGAACTTGTCAAGCACCGCCTCGAAGTTTTCCGAAGTGCGGAAGAACGCAAGTTGCCGCTCTTCAATGAAGCCGAAGAACTCGGCCGCCTCGATCACGGCCGTTTTCCAAGTGGTCGATATTTGTTGCGCCACCAGGTCGAATTGATCGTCAAGCTTCGCTGCCTGCCGGATCATACTTTCTTCGATCACAACCCCGGCTTCGCGGGCTTGGGCAATCATCTGATCAATCCCGGCCGCGCCTTCGCCCATCGCCAGGACCATTGCCTTCCCGCCCTTGCCGAAGGCATCCGTCACCAGGGCCATGCGCTCGGCCGCGTTCGGGGCGGCCGCCACCAGGTCGGCATAGTCCTTCAGAACGTCCACGGTTGACCGAAGCTCACCCGCCTGATTGCGGATCGACACCCCGGACTTTTCCAGGCGGGCAAGCAATTCGCCTTGGCCCCCCGCTGCATCGCCGAGGCGTTGCGCGAAGTTTTCAATGCTGGCGGCCGCGTCCTTCGCGGCAACGCCGGACAGGGCAAGGCCAGCCTGAAGCCCTTGGAAGGTTTCAACGTCAAGGCCCATGCGGTCGGCTTGGTCTGCAAGGTCCGCCATACTCCGCACGGCCCCGCGCGCCGATTGCGCCAGGCCGCCAACCGCCGCAGTCAAGGCCCCGGCTATGAATGCCTTTCCGAAGGCCCCCATTTGCGCCGAAGTGCTGGCAAGGGCCGCGTTGATCCGGGCCGTTGCCGTCAGCATGTCCGCTTCCATCTGGCGGGTTGCCGATTTCGAATTGCGCGCCAGGCCGGTATAGGTCCGCGTTCCCCGCCGCTCGGCTTGGCCCATGCGCTTTTCGAATTCCGCAATGCGGGCCTCGAGCATGACGATAAGTCTTTCGTCCGCGTCACTCATGCGCGCCCCTCATGCCGTCCACATGTCATCTGAAAACCACGTCGCCTTAGTCACGAAACGCTCACCACCGGCCGAGGCGCGGGCCACCGCCATTGCGCAGGCCACCGCCCCGTCAATCTTGTTGCCGCTCTTGCCCTTGTGGAACATGCGGTTTCCGGCCCGGTCGGTTTCGATCTGGACGTTCTCAAAATTCCAGCGAAGCACCGGGTTGCCGCCGTGCCGGAAGCGCCCGGCCAGGATGACGCGCTCTAGCTCTTTCACGGCCGGGGCCATGCTGGCCCACCCTTGGCGGAACTCCACCGCGTTGATGCCATCCTCGGCAAGGTTCGCCATCATGTTGCGGCCGAAGGTCGGATCAAAGGCAACCTCTTCGACGCGGAAGCGGGCGCACAATTCCCGAATGAAGGTTTCGACGTGGCGAAGGTCCACCGTGTTGCCGGGCGTGGTTTCAATGAAGCCGTCTTCGGCCCATCGCACATAGTCCACCCCGTGCCGGTCCCCGCGCTGCCGAAGGGTTTCTTCGGGGCAGAAAAAGAACGGCCGGACGTGGTAACCGTCTTCGGCTTCGTCGCGCCAGGCCAGGACAATTGCCGTTAGGTCGTCATTCTTCGACAGGTCCACCCCGATCCAAACCGGGGCTTGCGACATTTCCAGCTCGTCAAGGTCAATCGGCCAGTCGCCCCGGTCATAGACGTGCATTTCCACAAAGGGCGACGTGCTGGCATCCATCCACCGATTGAGGTTGAACTGAAGGAAGCCGTCGCGGTCGAGGGCGCTATGAACGGCCTTCTTCGCCTTGTCGCGGAAGCCCACCCGATCCGGGTAGCCGTAGGGCATCCCCGGGTTGACGGCTTCCCAAACGGCTTCATCCGTCCAATCGTCTTCCGGCTCGGCCATGAAAATGATCGGCAGAAGCGCCGGGTCTTCGACCTCACCCTTCTGCACCTTGATTGCGTAGCTCACCACTTGCCAGGCGATGTTTTCTTGCCCACGCCCGGCCGTGGTCGGAATAATCATGAGGGTGCCGGGCACCTTCACCAGGGCACTTTCTAGGGCGTCCCATTGGGAACGGCCGCCCCGGCCCTCCCAGGCGTGCAGCTCGTCGCACATGACAACGTTAGGCGTCTTGCCGTGCAACACCTTGCCATCGGCCGCAACCGCGACATAGCGGGCGCGAAGGTCCGGGTAGCTGATTTCGGACGTGTAGTCCCGCACCTTCAGGCGTTCGCTTAGGCGCGGGTCGTGATCAATGATCATCGCCGCTTCAAGGAACAATTCCCGCGCCTGCTCATGCGCGGCGGCCGCCGAAACTGTCAGGCCGCCGGGGCTTCGTTCCGGCCCCACCAGGTGCAGGATCGTCAGGGCCGCGCAAAGCGAAGTCTTCCGGTTGCCACGGGGAAGCACCATCACCACCCGCCGCACAACGCGGGTGCCATCGGGATTGCGCGGCCCGTAGATCGCCTTCACGATTGCCTCTTGCCAGGGGTCGAGCTGGAACGGGTGGCCGGGCGCGGGGTTCTTCGGGTGCCGAAGTTTCTTCAGGAAGGACACCGCCCGCTCCCCATAGCCGAGGGGATCGGGGATCAATTCCGGCTGATCAATCCAGGCGGGGCGAAGCATTAGCTTGCCTCCCAATCGAAGAGGGTATCCCGGTCGCCTTCGTCTTTCGAAACGGTCGGCCGTGATCTGGAAACCGGGGTAAGGCCAAGCTCGGCCGCCATGAGGCGGGCCTTATCCATCGCGCCGGACTGGATAGAAACCGCCGGGTTTTTCCGCGCGCCGGTAACGCGGGCGGTCCCTTCCTTGTCCAGGCTGTAGATCATCTGCACCGCGCCAAGCTTCTGAATTTCGGCTTCCATCTCGCGGGCAAGGCCCATCTGCACACAGTAGTTTTCCAGGGTGCCGAGGTTGTCTTCCGTCAGGATTTTGCGCTCTACCAGCTTCGGCAGGACGCGCGACCACTCGGCCGCCGCCCATTCGGAAAACCATTCTGGCGCGGGCATGTCGCCCGCCAGGGCGTCCCGCTCGATCCTGATATGGGGTTTCGTTCCTCTCACGTCGCTTGCCCCTTGAAGGTCACGCAATGCAGCTCGAGGGCGCCAGGCAGGGCCAGGACTTCGCGGATCGAATGCCACTTGGCCCGGAACACCAGGCGGTCAGCCGTGCCGATCTGCACCTTGTCCCGCACCCGAAACACGGTTGCCGTTTCGTCGCCCGCGCCGCGCATCGCCATTGCCTCGGCAGTCGTCAGCGTGACCAGCTCGGCCCGCATGGTTGCCAGGTGTTGCCAGGCCCCGGCTTCGGTCCCGAAGTCATTCACGGCCGAGGCGTTCCACCGCTGCACCGTGACCACATAGACCAGCTTTCCGGGCTTCACGTCGCCACCCCATGCACCAGGGTTTCCACCGTCAGCACCACATGCGCCACGTCGCCGGAAGGGTCGCGCAGGAAGCGGGCGCTTGACACCTTGCAATCGGCACAATGGAAGGGCGCGGACAGCGCCAGGCGCGGGGCGAAAAGGGCCGAATGCACCTTGCCCGCCACGGTCGCGGCCAGCTCAAAGGACGGCTCGAGGGTCCAGATATGCAGCTCGGAATAGACGCGCACCCGAAGCCGCCCCACGTCCGAACCTTCGTCAACCGCCTGCCCCTCGCCAAGGATGATTGCGGGGTAAGGTGCCGGGCGCTTGTGCCGGTCCAGAATGTTCGCGGCGGGCACCAGCGACACCACGGCCGAGGCCCCCACCAGGCGGGCGCGGATCGCCTTTTGCACGTCAACCGAAGGCATCATTTTGCGGCCCTCACGGCCTTGCCGATTGCCCGCTTGATCTTCGCCGTTGCGGCCTTCCGGGCCAGGCGAAAGCCGGGCCAGAAGAACGGTTGCGCCGGGGCAAACGTGGTGCCGAATTCCTGAAGGTGCGGGTAGCGGACTTCGGAATTCCCCACCGTCACGGCCGCCGCGTTTTCCGGCACCGTCACGGCCCCGCCGGGTTGTGAGTAAGGGGGCGTGGTCTGGCCCGGCCCCGTCACCTTGATTGACGCCCGAAGCTCGCCTTCATCCACCGGGGCAAGGGCGCGTTGCGCATCCGCCACGCCCTCGGCCGCCGCCACCAGGGACGGCCCCACGGCTTGCCGGACGGCTTCAGGGATCGCCCGCATTCGCCTTTGGAAGGATGAAAGGCCGCCGTCGCTCATGTCAGAAACTCCATTCCCGGTAAAGGGACACCAGGTCCTTGACGTGCGGGGGCAGGGCCTCGGCCCCATCGGGTCGGCCGCGCCCTTCGTAGTAGTCCACCGCAAGCCAAAGGACGGCTTGCTTCAGGGCGGGGGGCACCGGAACGGCGGGCGTTGCCTCGAGGTATTCGGCCGCGAAGGTGAAGCCCAAGTGCCGCTCGATCACGGCTTCGGCCGTCACCAGGTGGCGCTCGATCATGGCATCGTCAACCGATCCCAGGTCCGCCGCGAAGGAAAGCTCTCCCTTCAGCTCGTCAATTGTCGCTACCGCCATGACCGAAAAACCCTATTTCCCGCAAATCTCGCGCGCACC